TCGAAATTGATTTTATATCTTTTGACCATGTATGGCCCTATGACCAAGGCCGAGAGCAAGGCTGCGCGCAAGGCGCAGTCTTTACACGACAAGAAAGCAGCTGCGAAGGCACAGTCTGCTATCATTGGACGTGTGAACCACCCAAAGCAGAAGGGCAAGAAGGAGAAAGCTCCTAAGCTGCGACCTGGTGTCGCCGCTGCCCTTTCTGAGGCACCCAATGCTTATCGCAACGCGCGAGAGCAGCCAGGGTTGCGGAACCAGCGTATCCACGAGGACGAGTTCGTCCAGAATATCGTGACGCTTCCTGATCTTCCGAGCCCGTCCGTCGCGTCTCAAACTGGAGTAGTCGTTGTGCAACTCCAACCTGCTTTGGATCCCTCCTCGCAAGGTTTTGCGAAGTGGGGTCAGGCCGTTGCTGTCCAATATGAGCAGTACAGGTGCGTCTCTATGGAGTTTTACTATCGACCTTTGGTTTCCGCATTCTCCGGAGCGGGAACGGCAGGCAAGGTGATTCTCGCTGTGAACTATGACGCCACTGAGGCCAGCCCACAGACGCCCCAGCAGATGGAGTCCATTGATCCACATGTTGATGGCATGCCGTATGAGAATATGGTATTGACTTTGGACCCAAAGCGTCTGACCCCTGGCACCAAGTTCACGCGAACTGGTGTTGTGCCAGGCACTGACCAGAAGATGTACGACATGGGGCGTCTTTTTGTCATGACCACCGGACTTGCGCCGGGTAACGGGAGTACTGCCGTTGGAGAGTTGCGTGTACGCTACACCATCGAGCTGACCAACCCGCGCATTCCAGTTCCTCCCAGTGAGCCGAATCTGATGGGTTTGTTCCGTTGGACGAACGCGAATCAGACTCCGGCGAATAACGTCCCGACCGTTCTGACCAATTTTGTGGACTACTATGCTGGCGCTGATGGTTCAGTGCCAGATGGGCAGGTCGACAAGTTGGGACTTTTGTACGCCGCTGGTGTGTTCACTTTGAAGGCCAACTACGCTTACTTGGTCAATGTGCAGGTGACCGCGTACGCCACGACCAATATGACCCAGATGCTTTTGTTTCCGGAGTACACAACCGTTGCTGCTCCGGGCACCTGGGTCACGTCTGGCACTGTGCCTTTCGCGAACGTCATTGTGAACAATACCGGTTGTTCACTGAACCTGACGTGGATTGCTGATGGCAGTTTGGTGAACAGCCCTCAGCAACAGGTGGCAGCATTTCGCCATACGGTGATATGCTACTTTTCGTCCGGTGTGGTCACCATAGCGCAGCGGGGCGCGCAGGTGACCACCACGCTCCTGACATGATTGTCGGGAGTACTCGCCATGAGTATAACTGGAGCCGGCCGGCCAGCCGGGGTACCAAATTTGGCTGGGCGTGCAGCATTGCGCCGCCCCCGTTCATCGGCACTTCGTGCTGTGCGGGGTCTTCCCTCGACCTAAAATTGGGCGTAGCAGTAGTGAATATTGGCACGTCACTACGACGAAGCTTCTAGCTAGCCGGTTGTGAGTGGTACCAGAACTCTCCGGGTTTTCCTCCGTTAAGGAACAGCTTGTCAGTTGTAGCTAGGTAAACTGTCCGGTGGGAAGTGTGTGTCTGAGTGCCACATTGTACCCT